CCCAAGACCAAGACCGGCGCGCTGGAAAGCAAGGCTGGCTGGAAGGGCCTCATCCGCAAAGGTGAGACTCTGCTCATTGTTCTGGTGGCCTGCCAGCTTGATGCTGTCATCGGCGGCAGCTTCGTCCGCGACGCGGCGATCATCGGCTTTTCGGCCAACGAGGCCATCTCCATCGTCGAGAATGCCGGCCTGATGGGTCTGCCCATCCCCGCAGCCATCACCAAGGCCATCGACATTCTCAAGCAGCGGGCCGAGACGCCCGAGAAAGGCAAGGACTGACATGAAAAAGAAGATCTCCGCCGGTACTTTGACCCGCACTGCTGTGCTGGGCCTCGCCCTGGCAAATCAGCTGCTCAGCGCAGCGGGTAAGCCTTTGCTGCCCATCGACAATGCCCAGCTTGAGCAGATGATCTCTACTGGGGTTACCGTCGGTGCTGCGCTGGCCGCATGGTGGAAGAACAACAGCTTCACCCCTGAGGCCATCGAGGCAGATGCATTCATGGCGAGGATGAAGAAGAGCGTGCATTGAGCTGTCGCCCCTAACTGCATAACATGACAACGCCCCCGCCTCGGAGAACATCCGAAGCAGGGGCTCTTTATTTATTCTTTCATCATGGCAAGTATGAGCCGCATTTCTTCCGTTGCAGCTTGAATCTCGCCGCAGAGCTGTTCGACCTCTGCGACGCAGCTGACCAAATCAAGTGTCTTGATATATTCGATTTTTCGCCCTATATCCGAGAATTTTTGTCCAACACAACCCAGCTGTTCTTCCGGAAAGTTCATACATCCACCGTTCTGCCCTTTTTCTTAAACCGATTTCACAACAATTATCTATCACTTAATTCATTGAAAATTTTGTCAAAAAGCCTCAATTCTCGATTTTGAGCCACCTCATGTTGCGGTTTTTGTTGCGGTTTTCTTCGTATGCGTCAGCTTAAATAAGAAAAAATCCTACAAATCAGTCAAATTTTGACGCTGATTTGTAGGATTTTTGGAGCTACTGATCCGATTCGAACGGACGACCTGCTCATTACGAGTGAGCACATATTCTCACTTTATAATCGATATACAATCATTTTTGAAACAAATTGACTTGCATTCGACTTGCACGGCGCTCTGGATGCAAGTCACCATTACTACCCGCTTTCGCCGCACTCTCTTCTCCGTGCCGCACACCCAAGGCAAAAAGATAGCGCAAATAATTTATTTTCTCGATTTTGCTGTTGACAAACGTCGGCACGGCACCGGCGAAGATCATGCCCAACGGATATAAATGCACGATGGTCGTCGTGCATTGCGCTCTTTGCGGCAATGACAGGATCATGTCCTACAACTCCTTAAAAATATCAAGGAGCTGCGGCTGCCAGCGAGGACGGCGCAGGAAAGACGGACTCGCCCCGCAGCCCGTCACGCCCTCCAGACAGCCTCCCTATGATCAGGCGCCTGCTGACCATAAAGGCAAATCGCTAAAAAAGATCTGCGCCATCTGCGGCAAGCCTTTTTATGCCTCTCCCAGTGACGTAAACCAGCAATGCTGCTCAAAAAAATGCAGCGCTGCCCTACGGTTAAAAAACGGCTATATCAACAACGCCGCATGGTCGGATGAGGCAAAGGCCCGCCGGGCAGCTGACCCGGAGATCCAGGCACGTATGCAGACATTGCAATCCATAGGCACTTCGGCGGCTCTAGAGTTGCCCGCAGGTCAAAAAGGGCCGCAAAATCGTGAGGCTCTCGTCTGGCAGCTCATCGACCCGGACGGCAATACCCACAAGGCGGTCAATCTGCTGGACTGGGCGCGTAAAAATCATCTGCTGTTTTTTGACGAGGACATCCCGGAGGACGTTGCCGCAAAAAGGATCGCAGAGGGGTTTAAGGCGATTGCCACATCGATCCGGGGGACTCGCTTAAAATCACGTCCGGTAACGAGTTATAAAGGGTGGCAACTGGCCGGGCTTCCCACGCCCAAAATGACAGATGACGATAACTTTGATAATACGGAGGATACCATGCGCAAAAAAATCAACGGCTCTCGCTACGACACCGATACCGCCAAAAAGATGGCCCACTGGGAGTCCGATCAGGACTACACCAGCTTTACTCACTGCGAGGAGACACTTTACCGCACCAAGGCAGGCAAGTGGTTTATCCACGGCACCGGCAACGCAGCCACCGTGTACGCCGTCCGTCGCGGCGACGGATGGACAGCTCCCGGCGAGCAGATCGTGCCACTCTCCGAGGAGGTCGCGCGAAGCTGGGTACTCGAGCACCTTGGCGAGGAGCAGTGCGACGCCATCTTTGGCACCGGCAGTGAGGACGCAAAGGATGTGCAGGCCACAGTCTACATCCCGGGTCCGCTCGCCGAAAAGATGGCAGCACGGATAGATGCAGAGCAGTGCAGCCGAAACGAGCTCATCCTGCAGGCGCTGCGGGAATATCTCAAATAAACAAAACCCCCGATGCTCCAAACGGAACACCGGGGGTTTATTTTATCCAATAATTTTATCAATGCCTTTCAGGCCGTATGTAGTGCTTGCCATGATGTCCTCCTTACAGTGTGATTTCCTCAGCGTTCGCTTTGTCCTCCGCGTCCAGTGCGTCGTAGTACGCCTGTGCAAGGGCTTCCACCTCTGCGATGTCGTCCTCCGTCAGCAGGCCGCTGTCCAGATGGGTGTACGCCTTGTCCAGCCAGTATGCCACGTCGCGTCCTGCGGCAATTTCCCGCTTGATGGAGCGCAGGGTCAGGTCGTGGCGGGCTTTGCTTTTGATAGCCATGTGTACCTCCTTAGGTCATGGACGCTACTGCGTCCTCCAACTTTTTAATTGCAATGTTCACGTCCCGCTGGTAGTCCAACTTGATGCCCGCACCGTCACTCGCCCGCACCACCGTGTCAGGGCCGTAAGCGACGAGGGCTTTGTAGGCGGCAATTTCGTCAGGGGTGAGCGGGGTTTCGATGGGGGTGGCGAGAGCGTAGAATAAAATGTATTCTCCTTCTTCCGGGGTTTTGGCGTCAATGGGAATAAAAATCTGCACATTGGTTTTGTCTACATAAAAGTGTGGGGTATCTTTATCAAACGAAACAATAAATGGCAATTTATTGCATAGGGCTTCTGTTTTATAATCGCGACCATAGAGCGGCAACCGAATCGAAAGTCGTTTTGTTACCGTAAACTTAGTGATAGCCGTAACTCTACAGGTTGACAAGTCTACAGCGTTCACCCTCTGCACCTTCATCCCTCTCTCCAAGTCCACCTCGTCGCACACCCACTGCTGGCCGTTTTGGTCGGTGTAGTTGCCGCCGGAGGTGACAGGGGTGCCGGGGAGACCAGTGGGTGTGGGAAGCGTGAGAGTTTGCGTTTTTCCGTTCCCATCGCTCAGGGTCACCACCACACTCCCACCATCCCCTGCACTCTCAATCTCCTGTGGGTAATCCAGTGATGGAGATGGCTCGCCTCTGGTGTAGGGCTCCCAAGGGAGAGAAGTGGAGCCGGAGTTCAGCATAATCATTAAAATTCCATTCGATTCTACTCCATTTTCAATCTTATAATTGAAAGTTAGTTTTACGTCCTCTTGTATTGATATTTTCTGGCTGTGTCCAGTTTGAATATATCCCGATGATCCTTTCCCAATAATTGTATATCTTGCTTTTGCTTTTGAAGTACCAAATACAGAAAATACATAATCTCCTTTAGATAGGCCAAGAAAAGTCAACGAAGAATAAGGATAAATTATTGCATCCTCTTTGGAGATTCCTTCTAGTTTCCATGCCGAAATTCCAATTGGGGTTTTTGTTACTCCGTTTACTGTTACTACTCCATAAGAATCGTTTAATGATATTAACTGCGCCCCAGTCGTGCGCACCTGCGTTGATTTGCCGTATACGGTCAGGCCGCACAGGGGCGCAGAGAACGCATCGTCAACGGCGATAGGATTGCCTGTCTCGGTGCCCACAAGGATGTTCTGCCGAACCTTGACTGCGCTGATCGCGTCGCCTGTGGCTTTTGCGTCAGCGGCTTCGCCCTCGTGGGTGAGGGTGGTGTCCAGTGCTACGGCAGGGCCAGTCTCACCTTTAGGGCCTTGCGGGCCGGTATCACCTTTTTCGCCCTGCGGCCCAGTGGCACCCTGCGGGCCACGCTCACCCTGAATGCCCTGAGGGCCTTGCTTGCCTTGCGGTCCAGTCTCGCCCTTAGGGCCAGTGGCGCCCGTAGCACCTGTGGGGCCTTGAGGGCCTTGCTCACCCTGCGGACCGACCGGGCCGATGGGGCCAGTGTCGCCCTTGTCACCTTTCTTGCCTTTGAAGTTTCCGCTTGCAATGCTGTCCTTGAGCTCCTGCAAGCTGCCAGCGGCTTCCTGAGCGCTCTGGTCTGCATTGCCCGCACTGGTGGCGGCTTCGTTGGCGGCGGTCTTTGCGGCTTCTGTGGCGGAATTTACCTGCTGGAGGGCCTTGTCCCGGGCCGTATCCACTGCCTGCGTAGCGGTGGTCTGCTTGTCACCGATGGCTTTCAGTGCGTCCTCTTTGGCGGTGATGGTGTCAGAAAGAGCCTGCCCAGCCTCTTGGGCAGATGCCCCAGCCTGCTGTGCTGCCGTCTGTGCATCGGTCTTGGCCTGCTCTGCGGCGGTGGCATCGGTGTGCACGGCATCCACGAAAGCCTGCCATGCAGGCGTTCCCGGTTCCGGCTCTGTGCCGTCCTCCGTGCCGGAGTTTGCGGCCACCCGGTAGCGCAGGTCAGCGCTGGTTACGGTCTTGGTGCCGTCGCTGCCCTCAAAGGTGATACATCCGTTGCCCGGCTGTGCGGTGACGCCGGCGGGCACGTTCACATAGCCGTCCACCACCAGCGAGGAGGGCGGGTCTTTTCCGTCCGGGACGTGCCAGAAAACCCGGATGGTCAGGCCCTCCCACTCGCCGGAAGCGGTGACGGCAAGGCGGTACACGTCCCGATTTTTGGCGTAGCCGAAGCGAAGCATCTGCTCATAGCCCGGCACTTTGACGACGCCATTGGATGCGAGAGATACGCTCTGCTCAATCATAGTCCACCTCTTACTGCTTCAGCGCCGCCTTCATGCGGTCGAAAAAGAATTGAATCACCTTGCCGATGGTCTCATCGGTAATGGCCCAGCTGATGAGCCTGCCGTATTTGCTGGCGCTCAGGGCGGCCCGGAGCATCTTGACGACCCACGCCTTGCGCTCTGCGCCACGCTTTGTCCCAAGGATTTCATTCTCAGCCCTCTCGATGAGGTCGAGGACGAGCGGCTTTACCGCGGCGCCATAGCCCAGGCGGATGCAGCCAAGGGCGTAAAAGATCACGCCCCCCAGCATCAGCACTGCCGCCACCGGGGCGGGAATGACGCCCAAAATGTTATTGATCGTTGTCATGTATTACTCTCCTCTCTCTTTTTCGTTTTCGAGGTCTGTAATGCGGTGGTTTGCCACCTTCATCTGTTCTTCAAGCACTGGGATACGCTGGGCAAAATTGTTGTGCATTCGCACCTCCCGGGTCAGCTCTTCCAGCTTTGTGTCCGTGATCGCCTGCTGCTTGTCCAGCTTGGCGTCCATATCTTTTGCCGCCCGGTTGTTGGCGTAGATGGTGCCCAACAGTCCAAGAACGCCGGTGATCAGCGCCACGATGATCGCTTCACTCATGCGCCCTCCCGGAGCCGGGTCAGCCCCTTTGCCTTGATGATCCGAGGGTAGTTCACCATCGTTACGTCGAGGTCAACATTTCCGCTGATGCCAGGCACACGGCCCTTACTGCTGTGCTGGTGAGCGTCGT